TTCTATGTCTGCCTGTTTTGCAATTTGTGTTTCAGGCAAGGACAATCTTGATCTTTTATGTAAATCAAGAATCTTATCTATTTCTTTTGCTTTGTTAACATCGTTTGATTCTACCCAACCGATCAATGTTGCAGGCTTACCTGTAACTGGAGAATCGTATGATGACTCTGTTGATACAAATACCGAATCGCTATCTGCACAATAAAAAATATTTTCTGCTACAACTTCTGTTGCCATTCCTTTAAATACTAGCTGACCGTTCATCTTCTGAACAGACAAGATGTTGCATAGCTCATTTGCTGGTGAGTCAACTACTGACAACTCCATCAATGAGTATTCTTTAATAAATCTAACTGGCTTACCAGTTGACTTGTTAACTTCGTTTTCTGATTCCTTAATCTTTCCGCCGATTGAGAATCCTGCTAGAGTGCCATCAAGAATCTTTTCCCAAGTATCCTGTGCGCCCTTTGAGATGTATGCGTCTACATAAACTCCATTGTAAAATTCTTTTGTTGTTGGATCATAAAATGTTTCTGGCTTAAATGAAACCATTTTGCCAACTGCATTTGATCCGTGCATCTCACGAATGTTTCCACGGAAACTTTCGAATGCTTTTAGACTTGCTTCAGCAGTAACAACATCACCAGTCTGATCAAGATTGTCTAAAGTTGCAAATCCTGAGACTGTTCTTTTTTCACGGTTGACTTTAGTGAATGGCACGGATAATGTAATATTATCGCCATGCGAAGACCAAAGTGATTTCTCAATGTTCATATGCTTAATTTTATAACGTTATTGTATATAAGGCAAATAATGGTTGAGTAGGGTCAGTCGACTTGTCTTCCATCTCCTTGAGCATTTCTGCCCTCCCCAGAATTATCTGGAGAATTTGCAGACCTTTCAGAATCTCTAGTTCTGGTCTTTCCTGCCTGCGCTCTAACCTCTGCCTGCTCCTGTGGTTTTAATTGAACGACTTTATCTCCGCCATCAAGTGGGACCATGCCCATTCTAATTCTAACCTCATTTGGAGTAATTACCTGCATCCTCAAATATCGCTCATCGATCTTTGACTGAGTATCTTCATCGGTCAAAGTAAGCTCATTAAATTTAAGAAGAAGGGCATCTGTCATTTCTTCAATAATCTTATTTAATTTCTTTTCCAGATTCATTTGGGCTGGACGACATACTTGCTCTCTAAATGTCTTATCGGCATCTCTAGCCACCGCCAAATTAACTCCTTCTGGAGTTCCAATTTTATTAATTGGGACACGGTGAGATAATAGAATTTCATCTCTATTAGATTTACGATACACGTTAAATGAAGACTCTTGAGTTCCTGCCTCAATTGGCTCCATCTTAAATTCAACCTTTGAGTCTGGTGAATCTGGTGGTAGAGGAATATACAAAGATCTGTGATTCTTTCCTCTGAGTCCGACCTGGAAAAATTCAAGCAATTTACGCTCTGACTCTGTTGATAGCTTAGCGCCCTTTACAGTAATAATATATCTTGGGACTGCTTTGTTCTCAAAGTAATCAAGGTTGTACTTTCCAGCAAACTCGTTTCCAGCCATAGCATTTGAAGATGCTACGATATCTGGAATACCATAATAGTTATTTGTTGGAGTATACTTCTTTAAATGAATAATCTCATTTGGTCTCTCTAGTCCGCCATCAATCGGATTTGGTGTCTCTTGATCTCCGAAGTTGCGGAAATATACGGCCTTGCCGTAGAGCAGTTGAATAAAGCCATCACGCAAACGACGCACACGCATAGTCTTTGCTGGGATATGTCCGATGTATCCGATTTTACCAGCAGAGGTTCTACCTATTTCAATATAACCATTTCCTGTAGCCTCAACATCTGTGTAAGCCTTAATAAGTGTTTCTGTAAATGTTTCTTCTTCGTTGCACTGTTCTAGCCACTCATATAAATCTTGACGAAGTCTATTTAGCTTTCTACGTGCACGTTCTAGTGACTTATCGTCTGTAATATTATCAAAGGCTTCTTGTGTTTTGCGAGTCTCAATAAAATCGTGTCCTAGTCCTACGATATTAGAAACCTTAGCATTAATAGCTGAATAGTTGTATGGAGAAATTTCATAAATAGTTGAAAGATAATCTAGGTTGTATGGCGGTTCAATAAGGTCGAACATTGCATAGCCAGTAATTGCTTGTGCAAGTAAGTTCTGCTGTGTTTCTGTTCCTTCGATTCCCTGAAATCTCTTTTGAAGATCACGATTCATTTTACGACGGAATGATGCACCAAGACCAGATACCTTTGTCAGGTCTTCTCCACTAATCTTAAATGGATCAGTTGTCTTTGACTCTACTGGAGTATTAAACTTCATCCAGTCCGCCACGTTTGAGATTGCTATATCTTGTGAATCGTTGTCTTCTTCGTATCTAATCATTATTGTCCCTTTGCCCTTATGTTCTTTAATTCATCCTTATAGTTACCAATATCCATTGGATCTGGAACTAGACCCCACTTAAGTCTTGACTGCTGTTCCTCAAACTCTTCGTCTGTGATCTTTCGACGGGCGCTAAGAAACTTAGGCTGTCCTTCATAGATACCAAAATTTCTAACCTCTTTTGCTAGGGCTTCAATTCTAGACTTATTATTCTTTTTAGAAGTAATAGATAGATAGTTGCCCTCATCATCGCCAATCCATCGGCCATCTGGCATTTCCCAGACATATATCCCAAGAGTAGATTCCTCTTCGAGCACCTTTGTATTAATCTTATTGATATCCATAGAGTTTTATTTTACCACTCTTTACAGTTTAAGTCCAGCTTTTTGTCACATAAGATGACAGGTTTATGTGCTTTGAAGGACAATCCAGTCATTATCATAATACACTGGAGTTGATTCTGTCATTTGGATGGCAGGATCTGATGTTGAAATAGAAGGTCTTCCACAATATAAATCAAAGTGGGTGTCTACCTCTGCCTCAGTTAAGGATCTATTGTATATTGCTATATTATTATAAATATTATCTGGCCCGCCTGAAGTTTCATAATTAAATTGAAGTGCTCCTGTTACTGGCGCAGAGAATACCAAAACAATATGATGAGGCTCCTCAGCCACCAGGAAATTGCTGATATTGGTCTGTGAGGTCTTATCTACCCCATTGACGTAAACTTTGCTTATAGAGGCCTTAGAGACCGTTCCAGACCCATTCCAGGCATACTTGGTGCTGGTAGTTGGATCGTAAAATAAAGTATTTGCTCCAGTTGTTTTAGGAGTAAAAAACATCTCTACAGTATTTATATCTAATTCAGTATTGATATCAAATCCATATCCAGACTCTGTTCTAATTCCATTATTATAATGTCTGACAAGTGGTGAGTAATTTACTGCACCGACGCTAAGCTGATTATTTGAGGTAATTGTATTTGAAGAATTATCTGAATATACAACTGACTCTCTGTAGAATCTAACATTAAATAAAGATAACCTAGGAAGGAATTTGCTAGCATCTGATGTGCTCATTGTAATTCTAATATATAGGATACCGCTTGAATCAAATGACCCTTTTTTATATTGTGGTATTGCCTGCCCATTTGTGCATGGCAAGTATGTTGTTCCATCTACGCTAGTTTCTACTGTTACTCCTAAATCATTCCGCCACTCAATTTTAGAATTTGTGAGACCTGATTCCGTAGGAATAAACAAGAAATCATTTATTGTAAATGTGAGCGGGGTGACCCCAGTAGTTCTAAAGAATGAAATGTATTGACCCTGTTGATCATAGTACACATCTTCGCTTGACTCAATTAATTCTTCCCATGACTTAGAAAGTCCATATGCATATTCAAGGTCTACTTTTTTATTAACCTCTGAACATGAAAATAGCTGTCCATCTTCTGGATGAACTACATGTATTGGCTGGATATAAAAATTGGCATCGTTATAATGTCTAGCCACAGATGCATTCTTTAATCCATATCGATATACGGCTGGAGCATCTACTATAAATGAATCACCTGCATCAGATGTTGGTCCAATTTGTAGGTCAAGAGATGTGTTGGTAAATTTAAATCCTGAGTCTACTGATTTAACTGCTACCTGTCTGCCGTCTATAAATAGCTTAATAGAGTCTACAGAATATACTCCAACAATATGCATTGCCTTCTTGCTATATGTTACTGCCCAGCGAATTTCTTCTGTGGAAGAAACTTTAAATACTATATCTCCACTTTCCCAGAACAAACCAATATTTTCTGTTTCATCTGCGAATAGTGTTGTTTCGTTTGATGACTCTATAGATGGGCTAATCCATAACTCTAACGTAAAGTCATTGTCTGAAGAGTATTTGTTGCCTAGTCCGTTTGAAACAGTTGAGCCATAAAAGTCTTTTGATGTTGGAACTGTTATATAAGCGGTATTAGTTATCTTGGTTCCTGAACCGCCGCCTGGAATAATAGGCAGCATGTTTGCTGCAGGTGATCCTACATAGGTAGCATTATTTCCGCATCCTGAAATATCTGAAGCGGTGGTACCAGAAGACTCGTCCAATGGCCAAAAGCCAATCGGATAATCCTTGATTACCTTTAGTTGATAACTCATATTGTTATTATACCAACAAATGGGTATAAGTCATATTTTATTCTTCTGCTGGTTTTTGAGCGTTTAGTAGTGAAACTACTGTCTCTGCCGTTTGTCTAATGTCCATAATGCGTGAAATTTCCTGGCATCCAAGACGAATATCATTAATGTTAGCTTGACGATCAAGCTTTAACTTCTTTGAGATATCTGTTACTACTTTGAAGAACCCGTCTTTATCCTTAATAACAAAGAATACGGTTTCTACTTCTATTGCCTCTGGGGCGGCTACTTCTGTGGATTCAACTGAATCTATATTTTCTGACATATATTATCCTATCTGTTTGTATCAGTATAGCAAATCTTTTATAATAAAGATAGACTACTATTCAAAAACCTATGTATATAGTATACTATATTTATGAAAACAATTGCATTTAATCCTACAAGTAAGCTGGCGGAATTGACTGTTCCTTGCCCTAAGCCTTCAAGGGAATATATTCCACAATGGTATAAATCTATGCCAGCTTTTCAAACCGACCCTATAGAATTTAGCAAAGACCGTGGGGTAACTAATAGAACACAAAAAATGTGCTTGCCATTTGCTGATTCATTAACCTCTGGATATATTCAAGAAACTTGGCAAGATATCAATATTTCTATGAATGAAATAGAACCTGGTAAAGTTGAATTTTTACACTATACTCCAGTTCAACCAGATATTATAAGCACTAGGGCACAAGAAAAATATGCTATGCCTATTCCAAATGAGTACTATCCTTTTGAGTTAACATGGCATCCATCATGGGTTCCAGAACTTCCATCTGGGTACAGCGCAATAATAACTCAACCTTTTAATAGAACAGATTTACCATTCTACACATTAACTGGAATTGTTGACGCAGACACATTTGTGCAGTCTTTTGAAAAATCACAACTGCCTTTCTTTTTAAAAAAATCATTTACTGGAATTATTCCAATAGGAACACCTATGTATCAAATTATTCCTATTAAGCGTGAAGATTGGACTTCAATTAAAAATTCTTATAACGAAGATGAACAAATTCGTCAGGTTCATAAACTACGTCAACATTTTTGGGGTGGGTATAAAAAACATCATTGGGTTAAGAAAAACTATTCTTAAATTGGATATCGAATAATAACAACTCCATGGCCGCCAAAGCCTCCACGTTTTCCTGAAGAAGAACCAGTGTTTCCATCTTGAATTCCTGCGCCTCCACCTGAACCTAATCCGTTAGTTCCATTTCCTTGACCACCATTTCCACCTCCGCCAGAGCCACCTGAGCCGTAAGACCCTCCACCAGTTGAAGCTCTAGACCCTCCACCACCTCCTCCATAAACTACAGAAGATCCTGATATTGAATTTGATAATCCATTTCCACCATTACCACCTCTACCGCCTGTAGCGTTTGATCCTGCGGAACCCGCTCCTCCGCCTCCGCCTGAATAGCTATCTGCGCCTCCTCCAGACCTTGCACCAGAAGCATTTCCTTGACCTGGTGTTCCAGCAGTAGTTCCAGGATCTGTAGACATATGTGAACCTGCGCTTCCGCCATTCTGTCGTCCAGCAGATATGCTTTCGTATCCTTGAAGCCCAACACCTCCACCAAGTGCTATCAGTCCTAGTGCTGTGGAGTTAGAGCCTTTTGTAGATGTTTGTGAATCTGGACCAGTAGAATCTGTTGATGTTCCTCCAGCGCCCACAACAATTGTATAAGGCTGTGAGTCAACAGCTGTTGTTGAATATAACAATCCTCCTGCGCCGCCTGCGCCAGCTGCTTCATAATAATGAACATATTGTGCTCCACCAGCTCCGCCGCCTGCAAGTATCAAGTACTCTACCTGACCAGCTTCATCTGGAGTAAAAGTTTGAGGACCACCCGTATACGAAAAAGTATGTATTCTATATCCGCCAACTGTAGAAACTGTTCCCCCAGATGTTCCAGGAGAAAGTCTACCTAAACGATTTTTCAATTTACCTTGTGGTCCAAAGGAACCTCTTACGCTATTAATAAATGGCATTTTTATCCTTTAGTAGTTTAGATTTGAATTTGCAAGAACAATCCAAGTGCTTCCTGATCTCATAAATGTAAATGAGAATATGTCTAGCTTTCCAGCAGAAGAAGTTGGGGTTGGAGCTAAGTTATTAGGCCAACGTATTACTTGGTTTGTTCCACCTATCTGAAGTGTTGTAGGAATGTATCCTGTAGATCCCTGTGTAACAACTACGTTAACCGTCATAACCTTATCATTATCTGTTGGAACATTTGTAAAGTTAAATGTCATGTTTCCTGTTGGAGCAGAAGAAATGTAATAAATATTTCCTAGTGTCCAATCAAATGTTCCAGTGTTTGTAGAAAGACTTATTGGAACAAGGTTTTCTCTTAATTCTTGAATGTCAACTGTTCCGCTTAGAGAAACTCCGCCAGTTGCTGAAAGCCCTCCAGTAATACCTACTGTTCCAGTAGCTGTGATTGAACCAGAAGTAACTGCTCCAACACGAATATCTGCATAAGAAACTCCAGTCAAGTTTGCTGTGTTTGTAGGTTTTGTTGTTAAATCCTTAAAGAATTTAATTTCTCCATCTGATGCATCTCTAATCACGCCAGCGTATTTTGTAGACCCACCCGAAACATATTCTCCTACAAGACCTAGGTCGATAGCGTCTCCAGTGTTTCCGTCTCCGACGAAAACAATTGGGAATGCAACTTCAAGTGTCTGCACACCAGTCTGTGAGCCAGAACCACCAAAGGATAGGTTGCCTGCAATATTAACATCTCCTTGAATACCGACGCCGCCAACAATAGTAAGGGCTCCAGTTGAAGGAGATGTTGATGAAGTAGGAATTTCAATGTGAATATTTTCATCAGGTGTGATAACCATTTGTTCGTTACCTGATTCATAGCCACCTGCAGCAAAAATAATTTTGTTTTGTGAACCGTTTGCTCCTGTTGCTAAAACAAGGTTTCCTGCACCAGTAGTTGCTGCTGGTGCTTCATAGAAAATATATCCATCATGAGGTCCAGTAATTCCAAATGTGGCTTGAGAAAATGTTGATCCTGTTACACCCATATCAATCCAGCCAGCAGCATCGTTTCCTGTATCTGCATATGCAATGAAATCTGTTGATGAGTTAGCTGAAGAATTTTGAATTGCTACTTGGGCAAAAGGTTCTCCGTTTAGTTTAAATACCGCTCCTGGATTTGTAAGATCAGCAGATGTTTCCCATGCTTTTGCTCCCGTGCCAACATAAACTGTTCCAGTTAACGCTGTATCTCCAGCAATCCTAAAATCACCAGTAACATCAATTCCGTCAGTTGGTGTAATTATAATTTGTTCTGATCCGTTTTGAAGTCCGCCTGCAGCAATAACAATATTATTTGCTAATCCCGTTGAATCTGTTGCAAGTACCAGATTTCCATCTCCTGTAAATTTATTAATTTGCGAGTTAATAACAGATGTTAGAGGTACGTTTCCTCCAGTATATCCAGCAGGGACTGGTACAGTAACCTGAGTTGTTGTTGGTGCAGAAGCAACAGTATATCGACCTTCTAGAGTTGGCACTGAAGGAAGTACTAAATCAAATATAACTCCAGTAATCATTTGGTGTGCAGTTCCAGTAATAATATTTAAATTTCCAGACGCAACGTTAAACTGTGCAACAGCTACCTGTCCTGCAATTGCGCCTGACATAAATACGTATCCGTCGCCAGGACCTGTTAGTGAAAATGCAGGATCATTAAATGATTGGTTGGTAATACCCATGTCTACCCAACCAGATTCATTAGTGCCGTTTGAAGCATATGCAATAAAGTCTGCAGAAGATGATGTTCCCGTTCCTGTGTTTACAAGAGCTGTTTGAACAAATGAACTGGACTGTCCTTGTATTCCTAAAGCTACGCTAGTTAGTCCTCCTGCGGTAATAAAGTCAGTAATATCGGCGCCAATTTTAAATGTATCAAAAGAATCTGACCAGAATGTGAGTGTTCCATCAGTCTTTAATACTTTACCTGCTTGACCTTCTGTTGGTGGAATCTCTGAGCCTTCTACCATACGTGTCCAATATGATGTATTTGTGATGGCTTGGCCTGTTGATGGCAATTCGTTAGTATAAATCCATACGATGTTATTGTATCTGACTACATCGTTTAGTTTATATTCTGTAGTATTGCTCCAATCCCCCTTCCAAATAAAGCGGATTGTTCCAAGATTAATAATTTGAGCTGCCATTTATTCTACCCTCACAATAAGATTTGACGTATCTGTTTCAGACCATTCGAATTCCAATTCACGAGTTGTGAATGTCCATTCACGATAATCTGTACTTCTTCTATCCTGATCGGGAAGAACCACTTCGGTTACCCCGTCATTAATTTTTTCTAATATAAGTTCTCCAGAAACTGGAAGATACTTAAAACCATAAAATGTTCCAAGATTGGATCCTGGAATTTGCTGCCAGTACGAACCACTCCATTCCCACGCTACATCACCAACGGTATATGTGTCGCCTGTTGCTGGTGAAGCTGGAAATGTGATTGGCATATTTCTCCTATTATACTTCAGCCCATACAGTGCCGTAGTATATGAAAAGTTTTCCTATAGTTGAATTGTACCAGATATTGCCTTCAACTGGGCTTGTTGGGGCGGTGGCTGCAACAGTTACTGTTGATCCAGCCTCTTCTGCAGTTAAAACTATCTTGTTGTTGTCGTCATCGTATACCGCAGTAATATTAGAATGAGTTGAATGCTCAAAAAGCGGTGCTATAAAATCCTGTATTTCTTCTTGAGTAATTACTGGGGCTTCAGGGGTTGAATAGATTGTCCATACGGTGCCGTTCCAAGCAAAGGTGCGGGAACCAATAGTAACCTGCTGTCCGTTAGTCGGATTTGACGGGAAATTCAAAGCTGAAGGCATAGATTAATTATACCTTAATTTTTAATCAAACCCATTGATTCTAGGTGACAGAAATGGTATACTGTTTTTGTGTTTAAACCAGATCCACAGTGGGTCGACTTTTAAAAGTAAAGAGAAAAAATGGAATCAACTAAAAGAACCCTCCTTAAAACATTTAGCTGGGAAACCTTTCATCTTGTTGGAGTAGCTGGAGTAATATATTTGTTTACTGGGGAATGGGAGTATGCCAGCCTTGGAGCATTAATTTATATTGGGTGGGAAGCTATTGGATACTTTTTGCATGAAAGAGTATGGGCAAGGTTTGGCAACAAAGTAAAGTAATGAAGTTTAAAACTCAATGGGTAGGTGCCCTTAAAACTATGGGGCATAAAAAGTACTGGAATAAGCCTAACACTGTAGAGTTCTTTGCTTTTATGGTAAAAATATCTATCATATTCCCAGGCCTATTATTTGGAAAGCAATGGTGGTGGCTTTTTGTTCTTGCTTTCATTTCAAGCCTTGCATTAATATGGTCTTCAACTGTAAAAACTTTACCTACAATTATATGGTTTAATATTTTATGGGCAGTGCTTGCTGCCACATATTTAATAAAATATTTTATTTAGGAGATAAAATGTCACCTTATGTAAATGGATTATTCTTGGGAAATTTATATCCCTCTGAAACTGTTGCTGGTGCAATCGATATATTTAAAGATGTTTGGCCAGGAACTAAAGAAACTATAGATGCAGTAGAAGAGCAATGCTTATCTACAGAATCTGGAATGAGATGGTCTAAAGCAAGGACAATAGGAAGCGGAACAAATCAAAAAGAAAGAACAAATTATAATTTGAGCTTAACGGAATGTTCTAAAGATTTTGAAAATCCTCTAGCCCAAACAATACACAATCAATTTTATACACTTCTTGTTTCAGCAATGGGCCCCTATGTAAAGAAACAAGGTCTTCAACATGTTAATCTTGTGCATGAAGGATATAATATGCTAAAGTATAGCGGAGGTCAAGAGTACAAAGCTCATTTTGATGGCGGAAGCGATACTGGTAGATGTGTATCTGCTATTCTTTATTTAAATTCCGACTTTGAGGGCGGAGAAGTAGAATTTGTAAACTTTAATATTAAAATAAAACCTGAGCCAGGAATGCTTTTAATATTTCCATCTAACTATGCATATACACATATTGCCCATCCAGTAACATCTGGTACCAAATACGCAATTGTTACCTGGATTAAAGATATTTAATGTCTGAAAATATTGTAATAGTCGGTGGAGGTTCTGCTGGCTGGATGACTGCCGCTATGCTAATACATTCTTTTCCAGAAAAAAACATAACTGTAATTGAAGATCCAGAGTCTCCACCTATTGGAGTTGGCGAAAGTACATTTGATGGGATTAGATATTTTTGTGAGTTTATTGGAATAGATCAGAAAAGCTTTTTTAAAAATACTGATGCTTCCATAAAGATAGGGCTATCTTTTTCTAAATTTTTTAATAACAAAAAAGATGATTCTTTTGTATATCCATTTGGCGAGCCATATCTTGCTGGTACAAAATGGGGGCTAGAGGACTGGATGATAAAAAAATATGTATATCCAGATACACCAATTAAAGACTTTGCAGAATCATATTTTGCACAGGCATCGCTTATAAAGCATAATAAATTTTCAGAAAACAATAATGGTAAGCTAGGGAACTTTAACCCCAATCTTCATACTGCTCTGCATTTTGATGCAATAAAATTTGGTGGATGGCTAAGAGATCATTTTTGTTTACCTAAAAATGTAAAATTAATAAAGGATAAAGTTGTTAATATAGAATTATCGGAAAACGGTATATCTTCTTTAATACTATCTAGTGGTAGTAATGTTTCTGCCGATTTATTTATAGATTGTACTGGATTTAAATCGTTGTTGCTAGATAAAATTCTGAAGGAACCATTTATTTCATATGAAGATGTTCTTCCAAATAACAGGGCGTGGGCTACTAGGATACCGTATAAAGACAAAGAGAGAGAGCTTCGTAATGTAACGACTTGTACTGCAATTGAGAGTGGATGGTGCTGGGACATTCCTCTTTGGTCTAGATTAGGATCTGGATATGTATATTCTGATAAATATGAGACTCCAGAATCAGCACTTGAACAATTTAAAAATTACTTAATGTCAGAAAATATTGCGGTTCCAAGGACTCGTGATGAAGTTGACTCTCTACAATTCAACGATGTAAAAATGAGAGTAGGGATACACGAAAGAACATTTGTTAAAAATGTGGTTGCGATAGGGCTATCTGCTGGATTCATAGAGCCGCTAGAAAGTAACGGTTTGTTTACTGTTCACGAATTTCTTTTTCAGCTAGTAAGAGCTTTACAGAGAGGCTCAATATCTCAGTGGGATAGAGATGTTTACAATAGAATAACTAAAGAAACTTTTGACGGATTTGTAGACTTTATTAGACTACATTATGCTCTTACTAATAGAACTGATACTAAATACTGGAAAGATATTTTTAATAGGAATCATAACATTCTAAATAATAATAGAACATCATTTTCTAATAGGCTTGAAGAGGTTAGATTAAATAAAACTAGGAACTTTTATGCACCAGCAACTGGCGGAACTACATGGATAACATCTGGTATGAATTATCATTTACTTGATAATGTTTCTATAAGACTAGGAGAAATTAAAAATAATATGAATTATAAGGTAGATCTAGATACGAACTTTAAAAATCTAGAGTCAAAGCAAAAGTACTGGGAAGATGAATCTCTAAGGTCACCCTCTATGTATGAATATTTGAAATTTAAATACTATGAAGAATGAAATTATTTTTTATCCAAAGTCGGATCTAACTAAACAGGTAATACCCCCTCCAATTAAGTCTAAGGCTCCTGACTGGTATAAAGGCATTCCTATGTACCAAAAAAAATCAGATGAGCTTTTAGAAGAACTAGTAATAAAAAATAGGTCGGCTAATTACTCAATAAAATCATGTATGCCATTTCTAGATTCTTTAACATCTGGATATACTTTAAATCTTTGGTGCGATGTTCAGGTTAAAATTGAAGATGGAGTAACATATATAAAATGGCTAAATCAAAATCAAGAACTTAGCCCGATAGAAAGTTCTCCTGACCCCAAAGTGCCAAGCATGCCTGGATTTACTCCATACATATTTAGCTGGATCTCTCACTGGGGAATAAAGACTCCTAGAGGCTATAGCTGCTTATTTACCCATCCTTTAAACAGATCAGATCTACCTTTTCACACAACTTCTGGAATTATAGATACTGATAAGTGGGGTATATGGGGAACACAACCATTTGCATTAATTGAAGGCTGGGAAGGTGTAATCCCTGCTGGGACAGAAGTAGCTCAATTCTTTCCATTTAAGAGAGAAGAATGGAAATCTAAAGTTGATAAAGAAACTAAAAAAGGATCATTAAGTGAATGGGCTAACTTTGAATACCAGAGACATTCGTCAAAATTTAGAGGATTTTATAGATCTAAGTACTGGCAAAAAAAGAACTACTCGTAAAGCCACATTTCTTCTGGTTCTACCCAAACTTTATTTACATTAAATGGAATTTGCATCTGACGCATTTTTTCCATTAATTTTTTATTTGCCCCAGAGCCATAATATGTTGTTATAGAAGGATCGTTGCTAGTTGTACAAAACCTATCTGTTATCATGTAAAATTCAGCATAAGGATCCCATGCAGCATAAACCCCCAATCCTCCCGAAGCCTGATAAATAACTTCCCACAAAACAACATCTTCTATCTTAAGATCTCTTGAGTAGTCCCAGTCTGTTTTTGGAGGCAAAATAACTTTATTTGAATCCATCCAATTTTTATCAAATGCCTCGTCTTCCCACGGTTTTGTAAATATGTTGTATGTAGTCTTAAAAAATGGCATTACTTTATATTTTCTCCATACATATCATCAGAATATACAACATTTATATTGTAAGAAATTATTGTTTTTCTTTTATCTGAATTATTTTTAGGAGCTTTATGCAAAACGTAGCTTGGAAATGCTAGCAAATCTCCCTCTTTTACATCAACCTCAATTATATCTTTTTGATTATAAGGATTTACTAACTGAGTTTTTGGAGTTCCTTCTGGTAATTCTAAATAGTATACGTTTGTAAAATTCCCAGAATGAATATGCCAGCCATGCTCTGAGCCAGATAAATATTGCTGAAACCAAATATCTGTTATTTGAATTCCATCGTATCCAAGCTCTTTATACATTGGAAGTAATCCTTTTATTAACTCATCTTGAATATAGGAAACCCACTCTCTATTGGTCTGAGCATATTCCCAGTCTGTTTTAGTAATATTTACTTCAGCTTCTTCGTGTACTGGAGAGCCAAATCTTGCACGTGATATAATTTCCAATAAATTATTTTTTATTGAATCGTGAGCATCAAACTTATTAGTTATGTATGCAGACTCTAAAAGTCTTTTTTGCATTTTATTCCGATCTATAGATCAATAAGGATATCGTACTATTACGATTCCGTTTCCACCAGAACCACCAGGGGTATCTGGATAAGCTCCTCCGCCACCGCCACCGCCAAGTGGGCTGACTCCGTTATCTCCAGTTTGACCATTTCCTTTTCCTGCTCCGCCGCCGCCTGCGCCTCCAGGATTTATACCTTGTCCACCAGCGTCGTGCATTCCCCCGCCACCACCACCAGCATATGTTACAGATGCTCCAGTAATGCTTGAAGAAAGTCCGTTTCCTCCAGGACCATTTGATGATCCAGCTGATCCAGCTCCTCCGCCGCCGCCACCAGCGGTATAAGACCCAACAGGACGAACTCCAGCGTTTCCTCCATTATTTCCTTGTCCAGGAATACCAGAACCACCAGATGGGGCTGGCTGAACTCCACCTCCGCCAGAACCTCCAGATCCGCCAGGAGCGTTTGAATCCCAAGAAGAGCCTCCTCCGCCACCAGTTGCAGATATTGAGTTTACTGAAGAAGCACCACCTTGAGAAGGAACAGTGCTTCTATTTCCAGAACCTCCAGATCCTCCGCCGACGATTACTGGTTTTAATCCTCCTGTATAAAATTTTGAAGAACCAGTTAACATTCCTCCAGCTCCTCCGCCACCACCCATACACAGTCCTCCTCCTGAGCCTCCAGCAACAATTAGATATTCAAAATCTAATTCGCCGCCCCAGTTTGAAAGATCATCT